CAGTTGCTGGATTAGATTTAGTTGTAGATCCTAACTACACAGGTGACAATGCAAATGTTAAGCACGCATTGGTTTACCCTTCAGCAGCTATGCGATTCCACGAGTCAGGAACATTTGATATTCGTGCCAATTTGGTTGCCAATGGCCGCGTTGAAATCGGTCTTTACGGTTATGTCTGTGCAGTAAATCGTTACCCAGCAGCATTCCGTAAGTTATCAGTAGCTTAATTTAACTGAGTGCCTGAGGTTGCTCCCGATCTCAGGCATCCTTTAAGGGAGAGTAGAGAGGAAGGTATTTCATGCCTAGCATTATTTCGGCCACCGAGTTAAGAGCCGTGCTTGGAGTATCTTCCGCTCTCTACAATGACACATATCTAGATGGCATAATAGACACTAGCGAAAACACTATTTTGCCGATGTTAGTTACATTTAAGAGTTCAATTCAAAAAACAGTTTTACAAGATAACATAGCCACATTTACAACAGTTGGCGTGCATGAATTTACTGAAGGCCAATCAGTAATTATTACTGGATGCTTGAGTCCTTACAATGGAACTCGCATAATATTAGATGATAATTTAACAGACACAACTTTTAGTGCAGCAATCACAAATGCAGATGTAGTCGAAGCAAATGTAATTCCAAGTGGAGTTGCTACCTTATCTGGAGCATCTACTTATGTTGGAAATCAATCAGTTAGATCAGCGATCTTTGCTGTATCGGTAGAAGTATTCCAATCAAGAATTGCAGCTGGTGGACAAATTGAGGGTGTCGATTTTGCCAGTACGCCATACAGGATCGGGAGATCGCTTTACAGTAGGGTCGTAGGTATATTGGGGCCATATGTCGATACTGAAGGTATTTGTCAATAATGCCAGTATCAACAATCCTTGCATCCGTTAGACAACCACTTGCCACAGCTTTAGCAAGCGTTTCAGCAAATGTCTATAATCATGTACCAGAGAGTCCAATGCCTCCATGCGTGGTTTTTGTACCGGATTCACCATATCTTGAAATTGAAACAATTGGCAAAAGTCAAGTAAGAGTAAAGATCAATTTAACTATTTCTGCTGTTGTTGCATATAACAGCAATCCCGCATCACTCGATAATATCGAGCAACTAATAATGAGCATTCTGACAGTAATTCCAAATGGATATATTGTTGGAGAGGTCGAAAGACCAACAGTACAGAATGTCGGAGCATCAACAATGTTGATTTCTGATATTAATGTTTCAACCTATTACACACAAACAACCTAAGGAGCGAAATGGCTACCACAGTAATTACTGGTCGGGATGTTACCTTCACCATCGGTGGTAACACTTTCGACGCACAGGCAACAAGCGCAATTCTAACTGGCGAAACAAATCGCCAAACATACGAAACTTTAGATGGCAAAGCCTACAAAGTTATCGATAACGATTTCACACTCGCTGTTGAAATGTTGGCAGACTGGGGCGCAGCAGGATCTCTATGTGAGATTCTATGGGGCGTAACAGAGTCAGCACCAAACACAGGAATCAGCACAGTATTTACAGCTGCATCAGGCGCACAATTTACATTCCAAGTGCTACCATCATGGCCATCAGCCGGTGGTGCAGGAAATGATGCACAGACTGTATCTTTAACATTCCAAGTTATTGGAGTGCCAGCAGAGTCATTTAGTTAAAAAATAGAAACGGGAGCAACTAATGAAACTACCAATCACAATTGAATACAACTCAGGCGAGCAAGCAACTTATGTAGCCCAACCGCCTGAGTGGCAAAAATGGGAAAAGCAGACCGGACATACAATCGCACAAGCTCAGGAAAAAATGGGCATAAGTGATCTTATGTTTCTTGCTTACCATGCACACAAACGCGAAGCAGCTGGTAAACCAGTCAAAGCATTTGATGTATGGAGTGAAACAGTTACAGATGTAATAGTCGGTGATGTTTCCCCAAAAGCCACACAGCAGGAAGCGTAAGTAGATTATTGGTTGAGTTGGCAATCGCCACTCAAATACCAATGAGCGAATGGACTGACGCAGACGACATATTGACAGCTTTAGAGATATTGGAGAAAAGGAATGGCCGAAGTTGAACTTAGTGCATTCTCCAAAAAAGAGCTGCGCCAACTTGCCAAGGCTTTTACTCTCATGGGCGAAGATGCAACCGAGAAGGCTAAAATTGTTTCTTATGATTTGGCTACTTTCGCAAAAAATGAAATTGCAGCAGCGGGCGCTAGACGCGAAAAAGCAGGAACAGCCACTAAGAGAGTTGTGGATGGTGCCACAATATCAAAGACATCAAAGACTGGTCGTTTATCGTACGGATTTGCAGGTCAGCGTTTTAGTGGTGGAGCAACAACTCAAATGTTATGGCGAGGACTTGAATTTGGATCAACTAGATTTAAGCAGTTTCCAAACTGGTCAGGTCGCTATGGAGGCGGGTCAAGAGGTTGGTTTATCTATCCGACACTTCGCGACATTCAGCCTGAACTAACAGAGCGTTGGACTAATGAAATGAATGATGTTGTCAAGGTTTGGGGTAACTAATGGCTAAGGATTTTCGTACCTTAAAACTTGAGATTCTTGCTGAAACAAAAAACTTTATAGCAGGAATGAATGAGGGAGAAAAAAAGACTCAGAGTTTTGGCGATAAGTTAGGAGAGTTTGGCAAGAAAGCCGGACTTGCTTTAGCTGCTGCGACTGCTGCCGTTGGTGCATTTGCAATTAAGATCGCAGTTGATGGCGTTAAAGCTGCATCTGATTTATCAGAGTCCGTTTCAAAAGTTGGTGTTTTATTTGGTGATAGCGCATCAAAGATCGAAGCATTTGCTGAGTCTGCTGCTGCTTCACTTGGTCAGACTAAACAACAGGCTTTAGACGCTGCATCTACATTTGCTATCTTTGGATCATCCGCTGGTTTAGCCGGAGATGATCTTGTTAAGTTTTCAACAGATTTCACGACATTAGCATCTGATCTAGCATCTTTTAATAACACATCCCCAGAGGATGCAATACAGGCCATAGGAGCCGCTCTAAGAGGCGAAACCGAGCCGTTGCGTAGATATGGTGTCTTATTAGATGATGCCAGCCTAAGACAAGCTGCGCTCTCTTTGGGCATAATCCGAACTACAAAGGAAGCCCTAACACCACAGCAAAAAGTCCTAGCAGCTCAAGAATTAATCTATCAACAAACATCTGCTGCTCAAGGCGACTTCCAACGAACATCCGATGGCTTGGCTAACTCACAAAGAATTCTCAATGCTCAGTTAAGTAACATCCGCACAGAGATAGGCGAAGCATTATTGCCTATTGTATTAAAACTAACTCAGATTTTTAGCAACAATGTATTACCAGTAATTCAAAGCGTAGCCGATGCTTTTAGCAGTCGAGCAGGTGGATTAGGTGAGGGCTTATTTGAATTTGTAGATGGTGTTAAATTATTCTTATTGCCAATTATAGATGGTGCGATAAATGCGTTTAATGATATTAAAGGTGCTATCCGAGAAAACATAGATGAATTCCAATCATTCTTTAACGTAGTTAAATCCCTTGCTCCTATTATCGGAACTACTATCGGAGCAGCATTAAATGTTGTTGGTGATATTGCAGCAGTTGTTATTAATGTAATTTCAAATGTATTAGGTGTAATTAGTGGCATAGTCAACAAAGCAATCGATGCAATTAACTTTATTATCAGAGGAGTCAATAGAATTCCGGGAGTTAGTATCCCAGAGGTTGGCGGGTTTGGTAGTAGTGGTGGTGGCACAGCCGGAGCAACTGGCACAGGATTTAGTCAATTAAGCAGTTTGGGTCAAGGCGTAGCAGGTGCGGTTGCTGGTGCAGTTGCAGCTGGTGGATTTGGTGGCGGTGGCGCAGCTGGTGGTGGCGCAGCTGGTGGTGGGGGTGGATTAGGCGCTACTGGAGTATTAGGTGCAACTAGCGCAACTGATTTAGTCAAAAGATTAACAAACATAAGTGATGCTTTTACAGATTTGACATTTCAAGTTGCAACCAATGGCATAAGCCAAAAAGCAGCAGCACAGCAATTTGACAAACTAACAGCTGAGTTTGCTGTATTAGAAAAGCAAGCAAGCAGATTAACAGCCGAGCCAGTCGTTTTAGGTGGCACTCCATTTGGTCAAGCAGGTGGCAATACAACAAACATTTATGTAACAGGTGCAATAGATCCTGAGCGAACTGCAAGGGATATTGCAACGACCCTAAACAGCCAAGCAGCTAGGTCGGTAACTGCTCTAAGGGATAGATAGTGTCAGCATTTACGCCAGACTGGAAACTAACTGTCGGTGGGGTTGATTATACTGATATAACCATTTCAGATGTTCAGCACCAAGCAGGTCGATCTGACATTTACCAACAGCCACTTCCTTCTTATATGCAAGTCACGCTGGTTGCATTAAATAACCAAACACTTCCATTTGACATTAACGATTCTTTTGATTTGCAAGTTAAAGATTCAGCTGGATCTTATGTTTCATTATTTGGTGGAGATTTAACAGATGTTACAGTAGGAATTTTACAAACAGGTGCAGCAGCCACAGTTGTCCAATACACACTTTTGGCTATGGGTTCACTTGCTCGAATTGCTAAAGAAATCTTTAATGACAACATTTCTCAAGATGAAGATGGCGACCAAATTTATGACATTCTTTCAAGTGTATTGCTTGGAACTTGGAATGATGTGCCAGCAGCTTCTCAATGGTCTACTTATGATGCAACCGAAACTTGGGAAGATGCAGTCAATCTAGGACTTGGCGAAATAGATCAGCCGGGTCTTTATACCATGACTGCTCAATCTACAACTGTGGACACCATCTACAACATTATTTCAGATATTGCTAATTCAGCATTTGGATATATTTATGAAGACAATCAAGGCAATATCGGTTATGCAGATGCAGACCATAGGCAGAATTATCTATTAGTCAATGGGTATGTTGAACTAGATGCTCGCCATGCTTTAGGTCAAGGCTTATCTACGATCATGAGATCAGCAGATGTTCGTAATGATATTTATATTAACTATGGCAACAATTACAATTCACAAGTTACTGCCACAGATGCCGCTTCAATTGCCCTATATGGCTATAAAGCCGAAAGCATTAATTCAAGGGTTCAAGGTGCTGTCGATGCTCAGTCTATTGCCGACCGATATATCGATCAAAGAGCTTATCCAATCCCAGCATTCCAATCGATCACATTCCCAATAACAAACCCTGAAATTGATAACGCAGATCGGGATGATCTATTAGCTGTATTTATGGGAATGCCAGTTCATATTCAAAACCTACCGACCCAAATATCAGGTGGAGATTTTGAAGGTTATGTTGAGGGCTGGTCATGGAGCACTCGATTCAATGAACTGTTTTTGACAATTAATGTTTCTCCAGTCGCATTTAGCCAAGTGGCGATGCGTTGGAATACCACGCCAATAACAGAGGCTTGGAACACAATCGACCCAAGTTTGACTTGGGAATACGCTACAATAGTCGCATAGGAAAAGGATAAAATGGCAACTACTACCAATTACAGCTGGAGCACTCCAGACGATACCGCGCTGGTCAAAGATGGTGCAGCAGCAATCCGTTCACTTGGAACTGCAATTGACAGCACAGTATTCACCAATGCAGGTGCAGCAATTGCTAAAACTATTGTTGATGCTAAAGGCGATATTATTGCAGCTACAGCAGCAGACACAGTTTCAAGATTAGCGGTTGGTGCAAACGACACAGTATTGACAGCCGATTCATCAACGGCAACAGGATTGAAATGGGCGGCTCCTGCTAGTGGTGGTATGACTTTGATAAGCACAACAACTTTGTCAGGATCATCAACAACACTTTCATCAATTCCACAAACCTATAATTCATTATTTTTAGTTATTACTGGTATGACTTATGCTACTGGTGATAATAAATTTCAGTTATTGCCCAACAATGTTAATAATTTGACCGATATAAACCGCGTGTTCAATGGAACTGCATCAAACGAAACAGATGCTGTCATAAATTTATCCAATGCTGATAATGTCTTAAGAACAAATGCGGATAATATTTGGACTATGCAATTTAACAATTATACATCAACGACTAGATATAAAACTTTAGACGTTACTGGAACTTGGGTTAATACTTCTTCAGTAAGAAGAAGTTCATTTGGTGGCGGAGTATTTAAATCAAATACTGCATTAAGTTCCTTAGTCTTTAGTGTTGAAGGTGCTAATTTTTCAACAGGAACAATTCTACTATATGGAGTTAAATAATGGCTAAATCAACAAAACCAATAATAAGAATTCACAATGTTGAAACAAATGAAATAATTGATCGTGAAATGAACGATGATGAGTTTGCTCAATATGAGGCAGATAAGGCAGCACAATTAGCAAAGCAAGCCGAAGCCGAAGCAAAGGCAGCCGAAAAGCAAGCAATTTTAGATCGCATTGGCTTAACTGCTGATGAACTCAAAATGATACTTGGCTAATGAAGCCTTGGTTATCTAAAGCTGCTGAAACATTCAGAGATCAAGTCAATGAGTGTTATCCAGACAGGGATCGTAAAAGTGATGGATGGCTGGCTTCTGTGGCACATATGCAACGAGCGACTAAATCCGACCACAACCCTGACTCAAAAACAGGATGCGTTAGAGGGCTTGACATTTCTGCTCGGCTATCTGACGACAAAAGGCTTTCAGCATACTTGGCAGATCAAATTAGATTATATGGGAAATCTCAAGGCCGTATCAGTTATGTAATTCATTTAGGCAAAATTGCAAGTCCGGTGCTCAATTGGCGTTGGCGAAAATATAAGGGTTATTCGCCACACGATCACCATATACATATTAGCTTCAAAAAAGATCAAGACAATAACAAAGCAGAGTTTGACATCCCACTACTGAAAGGCAATTAATGAAACTATCTAAAAAACACAAAGCAGCAATTAAGTCATATTTAAGAGCTGTGGCAGCTAGTGGAATTACAGTTGCCCTAGCAATAGTGGCTGACATTCATCCAGCCTATGCAACTATGCTTGGTGCAATTGTTGCGCCTATTGCAAAAGCATTAGATCCAAAATCAGGGAGCGAAGCGGATTATGGAATCAATGCGTCATGACCGCAAACGAATGGGTTGGCATAGCCGTTGGTGTAAGCGCCGTATCAACAAGTTTATTGCTGGGTCTGCGTTGGGTTATTAAATCTTACTTACAGGAACTAAAACCCAATAGCGGAAGTTCAATGAAAGATCAAATTACTAGACTTGAAGCGCGTGTTGATGATCTGTTCGTGTTAATTAGTAAGCGATAATTTCTGCTATGGCGAACACACGAAAACGCACACCACGCAAAAAGGTTAATCGGAGAGTAGTTCGCCAAACTCCTGAACCATTATCAAAACTAGATCAATTCTATATTGC